ATCAATCGTCTCTTTTTCGACGGTAAACAGCCCGAACTGGCTGGAAACACGGACGAGGTAAACGGAGACATCGAGACTGGCCGCACATTGCCCAGACTGGAAACGATCAGCTTGGGGGGCTGGAGTTATGGGCCTCTTGTTGCTGAGTGGGCTTCTAAGTTCATGCAGACCGAGCTCATGCCGTGGCAGTTGCACTGTCTTACAAAGCAACTTGAGACGGACGATGCCGGCGATTTTGTGCATCGTGAAGCGTTGGTCAGCACGGCTCGACAGAACGGGAAGAGCCTTGCTCTCTCGGCCCTGATTGGCTGGTTCTTAACTCATCCTTGGGGGCGCAAGGTAAACGTGCTCAGCACGGCAAACATGTTGGACCGCGCCGAAGCAATTCACGCCACCGTCGCCCCAATCCTTGTCGAGCATTTTGGCGCTAAGCAGATGCAAGCCCTCGGGCGTAAGTCGGTCACGATGCCAGACGGCTCCAAGTGGGAAGTCAGAGCTGCATCAACTCGCTTGCACGGTGGTTCCTACGATCTAGTTGTCGCAGACGAAATTTTCGACATCGCCGGCGAAGTCATGGATCAGGCAATCAGACCAACCATGATTGCTAAAAGTAACCCCCTGCTGTCTATGTGGTCGACGGCTGGAGATGCGGACTCACTCTTTATGCAGCAAATCCGTGAGCAGGGTTTACGCGACATTGACCGTGGCGAAAACAACGGGCTCTATTTCGCTGAGTGGAGCATGCCCCCCGAGGCCAAGGGCGAGGAGTTCTATCGGTGGGCTAACCCAGCGCTGGGCACCACGATTACAATGAAGGCTCTCCGTGCAGCGTCAAAAAAGGATTACTTTCAACGTGCGCATCTAAACCAGTGGGTCTCGAGCCGTGGCGCTTGGGACATTGGTGATTGGAGCAAATGCCACACCAATCTTGAGATGCCAGCGGGCGGTGTGCTTGCCGTTGACAGCTCTATTTCGGAGGCTCGCTATGTCGGTGTCCGCGCTGTGCAGATGGATCACAAGACCATCGTGCACGTCGAATTTGTGGTTGACACAGAAGATGAAATGTGGCGACAGATTGAGCGCGTCATGCAGGACAAGTTGACCACCCTTGCGATTACACCCACGCTCGAAATCCACATGCCGACCCAATACTCTCGCCGGTACAGCGTCGTTGGATACGGTGAGCTGCTTCGCTACACCACCCTTGTGCAGAAGATGATCCTCGAGGACAAGGTTGCCCACACTGGGTCTACCGCACTGGCTGAGCATCTCGGGCGAGCCGTCATGGTCAAAACCGCCCAAGGAGCCGTGCTCTCATCGCAGAAGAGTCCAGGACCCATCGAGCTTGCACGTGTCGCCGTGTTTGCAATCTCACTAGTGAGTAAACCGACTAACCGTCAGAAGCCCATGCTCGTCGTCTCTTAGTAGCGTATGCTCTCACTAAGTGACCGCCGCGCGTCGGGCGTGGTGGCCACCCTCTCGAAAGGTCATCATGGGTTTTTTCACTAAGGGTGAAACTAAAGCACAGATCAGTCCAGCGCCCGTACAAAAGGCAGCTGCTGCTGGTGGCGGTTACTACGCCAACATGCAAGGCCCCAACATGATTGGTCAGTACTACACCTACATTGAAGGTGAAGCGCGTAATCGCGCAATGCAAGTACCAGCCGTTTCCCGCGCCCGTGATCTTCACGCCAGCGTCATCTCGGCTATGCCATTGAAGATGTACCGCGAAACGTGGAACGAAGAAACACGAGAGATGGAATGCATTGATCTTGCGCCTCGCTCGTGGCTCCGTCGACCAGACCCAAGCATTACTTATGAAACTCTCATGAGTTGGACACTTGATGACCTCATGTTTTTTGGCCGTGCTTTCTGGTGGATCTCAAGCAGAACACAAGACGGATACCCCGCCACGTTCACACGCTTACCAGCAGGCTCTGTGACAACACAAGACCAGTCAGGTCCCGTCTGGTTTGCCCCGTCAAACGAGGTCTATTTTCAGGGCGGAATGCTCGATCCTAAGGATCTCGTACAATTTGTAGGCGCTTCACAAGGGATCATTTATCAGAGCGAGCAAACCATTGCCACAGCGCTCAAAATCGAAGACAGCCGTTTCCGCAATGCGGCGTCGGCCATCCCGAGCGGCATCCTTAAGCAAACTGGAGGCGAGCCCCTCAGTGCTCAAGAGCTTGCCGATTTAGCAGCTGCTTTCAACTCTGCTCGAGCAACCAACCAGACCGCTGCTCTCAACGAGTTTTTAACTTACGAGCCAACGAGCGCAACACCGGACAAAATGCTTCTCATCGAGTCCGCTAATTACAGCGCTCTGGACCTCAGCAGGCTTTGCAATTGCCCTCCCTATTTATTGGGAATTTCAACCGGTAGCTACGCCTATACCAACAGCAGAGAGTCCCGCATTGACCTTTGGACATTTGGCACTAAGGCTTACGCAGAGGTCATCGCCTCCACGCTGAGCGCCGACAACATTCTCCCCCGCGGAACCTACGTCGAATTTGACACGGAGTCCTACATCGGCGAGGTAGAAGAAATGGGCATGATGCCCAATCAAAGAGAACCAGAAGAAAACACACAGGAGCAACTCGCATGATCCGTTTCACATCAGACACAGTTACCGTCAGCGCCGCTGCCGGCGAGCCCACAGGAGAGCGCCGAATAGACGCCGTTGCGGTTCCTTGGAATACTTTTGCGACCGTAAGTGATGGCACTGAGGTCATGTTCAAGGAGGGCTCACTTCCTGTAGATGGCAAGGCTCCTCGTGTTTTCATGTATCACGATTCTTCCCAGCCCGTAGGCATAGTGAGCGAGAGGGTCTCCACGAGCGAGGCCATGCTGGCGAGTATGTACATCTCGCGCACCTCAGCTGGTGATGACGCATTGACCCTTTCGGCTGATGGCGTTATGGAAGTTTCCGTCGGTGTAAACCCTCGAGAGTTTTCTTACGACGATCAGGGTCGCATGATTGTCACGGCAGCTGATTGGATGGAATTGTCATTAGTGCCCATCGCGGCCTTTGAAGGTAGTACCATAACTCGTGTAGCTGCGTCAGCAGATACAGAACCCGACACACAACCCGACACAGAAGAAACCACAGAACCAGTCGAGGAGACAACAGTGGAAGCAACCCCAGCAGCTGATGCAGTAGAAGCAGCAGCGATCCCATCCGCACCAATTCCTGCACAGGCTAAGCGTGAATTCCGCATGCCATCTGCAGGCGAATTCATGGCCGCATACCACATCGGTGGCGACACATTTGCAAACTTGAACAAGGGTTTACAGGAGTTTGCACAGTCAAACCGCACACCCCTTCAGGCCGCAGCTGGAGACGTGCTTAGCACCGACACACCTGGCCTCTTGAATGTCAACGTGCTGGGACCTCTGGTTCAGGATCTCAATTTCCTGCGTCCTGTCGTTGAAGCAGTGGGCGCTCGCGCTTATCCAGACGGTGGAACTCAGAAGACTTTCATCCGCCCAACCATTGGAACTCACACCTCGGTAGCCGCACAGGCAAGCGAACTCTCAGCAGTTTCCGCAACCACAATGGTGATCAACTCCAACTCGGTCAGCAAGACAACCCTCGCCGGTCAAGTCACGCTCTCCGTACAGGACATCGACTTCACTTCGCCAGCAGCAATGCAGCTCATCCTCAACGACCTCATGGGAGAGGCAATGATTGCCAGCGACAACCTCGCAGCAGACAACCTCCTTGCAGCAGCAAGCTCATCAGGCGTCTGGGACGGCACAGTCACCGACCTCCTCAAGAGCGTTTACGACTCAGCCAATGACATCTCATCGGGACGCAACTGGTTGCCAACCCACATGTTTGTCAGCGTTGACGTATGGTCGCAGCTCGGCCAGCTCATCGGCGCAGACGGTCGACCAGTTTTCCCTCTGATTGCAAACGGCCTCTCAGGTATGAACGCACTCGGCTCAGCAAGTGCAGCAACATGGAACGGAAACCCACTCGGTTTGCAACTTGTCGTAGACAGCAACTTTGCTGCTAAGACAATGGTCATCACCCGCGTCGGTCAGGGCCAAGGCGACGCCTTCGAGTACTACGAGCAGATCCGCGGATTGCAGAGCGTCGAGGTTCCATCCTTGCTCGGTCGCACAATGAGCTACCACCTCTATGCAAGCACGTTCGCTGCCATTCCTGGCATGATCCGCAAGATCACTCAGGCCTAAGCGAGAGGCGGTACCGCCATGGCGGTATTCACAGTTATTAGCCACCAGCGTCTGGACGACTACGCCGTTGTCCAGACGTTGACTGGCACTGACATTGAAGTCGGTCAAAGCATCACGCTTGCTGGTTTAGGTCACGGCCTCAACGGCACACACGTTGTCCTCGCTTGCCCTCAATACGAGTACATCGGCACCGACTCTGAGACTGGCGAACTTCTTTTTGACCCGAACATTCCGCATCCTAACCAGTTGCTTTTCCGTGATGAAGGAGACGACCTTGACTTCAGCGCTGCACTGCCGACAGGCACCTGCACATGGACGCTGACCTGCACTTGGGTGACGGCTACGGACATTGAAGATTACGTGGGCATCGGCACCGCCTCAATTGATGAGGCTGCTTTCTTGACGCAGTGCGCTGCCGCTTGTAATGCGTTTGCGTATCGCCGCAGGTACGAGGCGGGCTACCTTCAGGACAGCCTCACGACTGCTCCGTCCGGTGATGTCAAATTAGGCACCATCATGATTGGCGCTGCCTACTACCGCCAGAAGGGTAGTTACTCACAGATTGCTACCTTTGACGGCATGGGCGCACCACCGTCAACCGGTGTCTCTCCAATGGTCATGCAGTTGCTGGGCATCAATAGACCACAGGTTGCCTGATGGCGTACACGGATTTATTTAACGAGGCGCTCGACGACCTTGCAGCAACGCTGACAACCATCACAGGTTTACGCGTCGTTACAGATCCGAAAGCCATCAACCCCCCTTGTGCGTTTCTTGACGCGCCGTCCTTTGACGCACTCAACTACAACATCGTCCGCATGACTTTCCCTGTCCGTGTTATCGGCTCAGGACCTGTGGACCTCAATGGTCTTCGTGTGTTGCTCAACATCGCAGCTGCGCTACTCACAAAGAATGTGGCAGTCCTTGACGGACGGCCATCAGTACTCAACATCGGCGGTCAGGACTACGGTTCATACGACCTCACTATTGCAATGCAGGCACAGACATCATGACTGATTACATCGTAAACTCGCATCGCGTCGGCACCGTCGGCGAGAAGCTTAAGATCAACAAGTTCATCACCGACAAGGTGATTGACTATTTGCTAAAGGCAGGCTTTATTTCTGAAGCCCCACAAGCACCCACAAAATCTGCTAAAACAGAACCCAAGCAAGAACTCACCGAGGAGTAAACCCCATGTCTGCTACAACGACCACATACCTTTCCAACCCAGACGTCCTCATTGGGGCCGTATCTCTCCGTGACCAGTGCAGCGCAGCAACGCTGACCCGCACAGTCGAGGCACTTGAGTCAACCGCTTTTGGTGACGTCGCCCGCTTTTATGTCGGCGGTCTTGAGGCCAACGAACTCACGCTTACCCTTTACATGAGCTACGCGGCGTCAGAGACCTACGCAACTCTTGCCAGCCTCGTTGGTACACAGTTCAACGTCACCGTCTCGCCATCTGCACCATTGACTCCAGGCACGTACTCAGCAACAAACCCCGGATTCACTTTGACTGGTGCCTACCTTGCATCGTTGCCAGTAATCAATGCGACGATGGGAGAATTGAGCACGATTGACATCACCATTCAGGGTGGATCGTACTCAGTCGACGTGTCCTGATCTAACAACTAGGGAGAAACAACATGAAACTCACACTCCGTGTGGACTTTACCGATGGGGCACAAGCCACCGTCGTAACCAATCTCTGGGTAATCACCCAGTGGGAACGCAAGTACAAGTCCAAGATCACACAGATGGCCACCGGCATCGGAGCCGAGGACCTTGCCTTTCTTGCCTACGAGGCTTGCAAGGTTTCCAACGTGGTTGTAGACGCAGCCTTTGACTCTTTCATCAAGAAGGTGGACAAGGTTGAAGTGCTCGACTCGGAAACCGAAAACCCTACCCAAGGGGAACCCAGCGCCGACGCCTAGCAGAGCTGCTAGTAGCGACGGGCTGGTGGCCCCCAGCCATTGACTTTGACACCAACGATCTAGCGACCGTTGTCAAAGTCCTAAACGAAAGCCGCAAGCAATGACAGTCGAGATGCACTACGAGGTCCACGGACTCAAGCAGGCACTCTCTGAACTGTCTCGCGTGGACCGCCGTTTGCGTTTACAAATCACCAAAGACTTTAAGCAGCTGACCAATCCGCTGGTTGCTGACATTCGCAGTGAAATTCCAAAAGACCCGCCTATCTCTGGTATGGGTCGCAAGTGGGTTACTCAAAGCGGCTACCAATTGTTTCCATGGAATGGCTCTGCCGCCATGACAATGGTCAAGCAAGCGGTCAGCGCCAAGAAGCCCAAGGAGTTTGCCGGCATCGTCCGCAACCTTGCGGTCTTTTCGGTCAAGTGGCAGGGCATGGCTAACACCGTGTATGACATGGCTGGCCGTCGCAATCGCAACGTGCTCGGTGATCGTCTTGCAGAAAAGCACGGCAAGCCTTCACGCATTATGTACCCAGCGTTTGAGCGCCATGAAGGAGAAATCCAGCAGGGCATGCTTG